ACTTGGGGTTGGCAGATTGAATCAGGTTCAGTAGCAACACCGTTCACAACTGCTACTGGAACAGTTCAGGGGGAGTTAGCCGCTTGTCAGAGGTATTACTGGCGTACTGCAAATAATGGCGGCGCTTATCAAATGATTGGCCGAGCAACTGCATTTTCTGGCACACAAGCAGATTTGTTTCTTTCTTTGCCAGTAACAATGAGAACAAGTTATGCAACCATTGATTACAACAGTATTGCTCTAACGCCTTATGCCGGAACTGGAACTATTGCCGTGACTGCGGTTACAGCGCAAACAAGTGATGGCCAGTTGTCCAATGTTCGTTTGACAGTAGGTAGCGGATTATCTGCTGGCGCACTTTATACAGTTTTGTATAATGGTAATTCTTCTGCTTATTTAGGATTAGGTGCTGAACTATAATGGATACAGTTACTTTTATTGATGAAACAGACCCATTTACAAATGCGGTTACAACATTTGCCATCATCGCTCATGCTGACGGGTCTTTTACCTCAATGCTCAAGGCTGATTATGACGCTCAGCAAGCAAATAACACACTCCCATCCAACTCTTCTACACCACAGGCAGGTGAATAAATGAGTCGCGCACAATTAACCAGCATGACGGCAGACAATGTTGTTCAGGAAACACTTGTTGGCTCAACTGGAAATTCCATTAAAGGTGGTTCAGTAGCTCCGTTCGTGGCGGGTAAGAATAAGATTATCAATGGTGATTTTAATATCTGGCAGCGTGGTACTTCATTTTCATCAATTTCTTCTGGAACTTTTACCGCAGACCGATGGTTTGTAAATTTTGACGGTTCAGGAGCAACACGCTCAGTATCTCAACAAACCTTTACTCCCGGCTCTGCCCCAGTTGCAGGATATGAAAGTTCTTATTTCTTACGCTTGGCAACAACGGTGGCTGGTTCTGGTCAAACTTATTCCAATCTGGCTCAACGCATAGAGAATGTTCAAACTTTTGCCAATCAAACAGTAGTAGTTTCATTTTGGGCAAAAGCAAATGCTGCTATTTCCTTGGGAACAGTTTTTGGTCAGAACTTCGGTTCGGGTGGTTCATCTTCTGTTTATACAGTTGGCCCATCTTTCACACTTTCAACATCGTGGGCAAGATATACAGGTTATATAACTCTTCCAAGCATTAGCGGTAAAACAGTTGGCACAGGTTCTTATCTTGAATTAGATTTGACTTGGCCGCAAAACTCTACATTTACCTTGGATGTATGGGGCGTACAACTTGAGGCTGGTTCAGTAGCCACTCCATTCACTACCGCATCAGGCACATTCCAAGGAGAGTTAGCCCTCTGCCAACGGTATTACTATCGCCAAAGCGGTACTGAAAACGCCAGCATGTTCTTAGGTTATGGTCAGGCATATAGTTCAAGTCAGCTTTATTGGACTACTCGCTTACCAGTTCAAATGAGAACGACTGTGCAAGCCCTTGATTATTACGGTTTGCAGGTATATCTCAACTCTTCTGGTTCTGGATATGGTATTTCCTCAATAAGTATCAACCAAAGTTCCTCAATATCGCCGTCATTGTTTGTCACTTGTACATCTGGTCTTTCAACTAATACGATGTATAACATATTTATGGCTGGTTCTTCTTCCTATCTTGGCTTTAGTGCGGAGTTATAATGGACAACATCACGACTATTACAGACCCAACAGGCGTAGAATCAGTAATTATCACGCATGATGACGGCTCGTTTACATCCATGCTCAAATCTACCTACGATGCAATTCAAGCATCTAGCACACTTGCAGCCAACTCAGCCCCACAGGCTAACTCCACAGAGAGTTAAGTTGGTGGTAGGCTTGTCCTATGGAACTAACACCAATGGACGAGATATACCGACAGCTCAAGAACCGCTATGACTCATCGGGCTTTAGCCCATATGTTATACGGACGGATTGGCAAATTATACGCCGCATCGGCGTTCACCCTGCCCTAGCTAAGCGAGAAGACCTAGAGAAGATCGTGCTGGCTGCCACCAAGCAGTCCACGAAGGCTAACTATGTCTCTCGCTTACGCTCGATTTACAAGCATTTAAACAAGCTAGGCCTAGTCAATGGCAACAACCCAGCGGTTGATCTGCCAGATGTAAAGGCTGGCAGAGGCGTTCCTAAGCCCATTACCAAGGGCGAGTATGCCAAGCTGCTAGCAGAGGCTCAGCAACCCTACAGGGACTGGTTTATCCTGGGTGGCATGGCAGGCTTACGCTGCATGGAAGCAGCCAAGATCCGCGGTGCGGACCTAATTGAAACAGAAGAGGGTCCAATGCTTCAGGTATTGGGCAAGGGTAATACTGACCTTGTTATTCCCATCAGCCCCGTAGTGGCTGACATGATCAAGTCCCACAATAGGTTAGATCGCCTATGGACTATCGATCCAAATAAGTTCTCTAAGAAAGCAGCTGACGAGATGCGTCGCATCCTCGGACCAGAGGCTAAGCACTTCCACAGCCTTAGACATTACTTCGCCACCACAATGCTTGAAAAGAGCGGTGGCGATTTGATTGCTGTTAAGGAACTTATGCGCCACTCAAGCGTGGCCACCACACAGGTTTATACACAACTAGCTCATGGGCGAACCAGATCGTTGGTGAACCTTCTAGAATAAAGGAGATACGGTGGCAACACTAGACGGCTTTGAACATATTGCCGAACGGCCAACAGACGCGATTGGTGTACCACTGCTCTCAGGAAGTACTTTTGTTAATACTTCCAACACTTATGACTGTGCCATTGCTGGCCTGCCATTTTTCTTTGCTGTCAACGATAAGTACCCATACAAGCGTGAGACAGCTCAGTACCGCAAGCAACAGATCGATCAGCAAAAGGAACCAGGTGAGCAGACGCTCACAGGCTGGTGGCTACGCAGCCAGTCCTCGTTCCACTACGGCGCTGGCATTCGCTACGAAGAGCCAGTAGAAGGCGATACGGTCAACCTACGCTTTAACAAGTCAGCTGGTGTTGAGGTATTTAACCTTGGCCGTGTAGACCTGCTACCAGATACTGAGCAGCTTTATTCATCTACTGGCACAGGCATGATCGTCAAGGGTGGCAATGACGGCACTAACGACTTTGCCTTGATAGCAGATGGCTCAACTTTGACAAAGGTAGTTCAAGGCTCAGCCCCCGTCACTATTACATGGGGCGGCTCTGGCACAATTCTTGACCTTGCCCTTGATGGCACAAACTACTACGTTGCCAACGCCACAGGTATTTACGAAGGCCCACTTACCGCTGCAACTAACGGAACGCTAGTTTTTACCCACCCAACTGCTGCCACTGGCACAGTCAGCCGCGTCAAGATGAACTGGGTTAAGCAACGCCTTATTGCTGGCGTAAACAACTATCTCTTTGAAATTACACCAATTGCATCATTTAACGTAGCCAATACTCAGCTCGGTGCTTACACCCAGAACGGTATGGCTTATACAGAGAACGTAGCCGTCATCGGCACCACTGCTGTACACAACTTCACCATCGGTTCTCTTGTAACCGTTGCTAGCGTAGGCTCACCATACAACGGCACATGGCAGGTTATCGATGTGCCAAGTCCTACTAGCGTAGCGCTCAACATTGTCAGCACAGTTGTTGCATTCAACCCATCTGCTACAGGAACTATCGTCCTTGCATCTAACAACACCACCCCGATCTATGCTCACACAAATCCAGCATGGAAGTGGACAGGCATTTGCGAAGGTCCAAACGCCATCTATGTTAGCGGGTACAACTCAGACTCATCCAGCGTGTATCGTCTTTCCCTTGATACAACTGGCGCAGTGCCCCTACTCAACAAGGCGTTGACCGCAGCTGATATGCCAAAGGGTGAGATTATCCTTGCGCTTGGTGCTTATGTTGGCAAGTACATGGTATTTGGAACCAACAAGGGTATTCGTATCGGCACCATCGATACATCAGGCTTTGTATCTTCTGGCTATGTTACCTATGGCCCATTCACAACCATCACTCAAGGCTATGACCCAGCTAGCGGTACATACCTTACCCCTTCGGGAACCGATGGTTATGTCTACGACATTGCGTTCAATGATCGCTATGCCTACTGCACAGTCTCTAACTACATCGACAACGGTGATGGCACCAAATCATCTGGTTTGATCAAGCTAGATCTTGGCAAGGAAATTGCTACCAACCAGGTTGCCTACGCAACCAACCTTCGTAGCCCGCTGGTCAGCAATGCCTATCTCAACTCAACTGCTACTAGCGTAGCGGTGTATGGCAAAACTAGCCGCTTGATGTTTGCTATCAATGGCCACGGCGTATACATTCAAACAGATCCAACTAATACTCATTCCAGCGGTGCGCTCTGCGCATCTGGCTACATTCAAACAGGTCAGATCCGTTACCTTACCTTGGAAGATAAGCACTTCAAACTTATCAAGCCACGCGTAACTGCACCCGTTACTGGCAATATCAAAATCTCTACAGTAGATCCAGCCCTCAACATCAATGACATTTATGTCTTGACAAGCACCAGCGATCTAACCCAAGACATTGCCACTGGCCTAAGCAGCCCAATCGAATCTGTTGGATTTAGATTTACCCTTTACCCAACAAGCAATACGCTTTCATCCACAACGCTCAATGGCTACCAGCTCAAGTCCCTTCCAGCTGTTGCTCGTGAGCGTGAAATTGGCGTACCAATCCTTGTCTTCGACTTTGACATGGACCGCTATAACATGACCACTGGGTATGAAGGTTATGCCTTTGAGCGCCTAGCTGCGCTTGAGTCAATCGAATCAAACGGTGACGTTGTCATTCTTCAAGACTTTACGACCAACGAACAAGTTCAGGGCGTAATTGAATCTCTTTCATTTGTTCGCATGTCCCCACCAGATAAGCGCTTCTCGGGCTTTGGCGGTGTGTGCATGATCCAGTTCCGTACAGTTAACTCATAAGGATGTAACGTGACAGGCTCAGATCTAACAACAATTCTCTACAACACGGTATTTACCCTTGGTGCTACGGCAACTGGAGTTTGGTATGTGTTTAAGCATGGCGTAAAGAATGTCATGCGTGAAGAGTTTGAAGATATTAAATCAATCAAACATGAGGTAACACCCAACACGGGCAGTTCTCTTAATGACGCTATCCGCAAGCAGGTCATTCCAATGGTTCAGACCTTGATTGAAAAGCAGCAGAATATAGCGGTTGATGTAGCAACCCTTAATGGCAAGTTTGAACAACACATTAGGGAGCACAATGCTTAAAAAATTTTTTAAGAAAAAATTTATTCACCCAGATACGGGCGATGTTCTAACTTTTGCTGAGCAAGCATCCTGGAAAGTCCAAAGCATTATCCGTAACTGGTTCTTTGTATGCCTTTGGTCTGCTGTTACTTTTGTATGGTGGTGGCAACCAACATGGTTCACCGATACTCATGCCTACATTAAGTGGATGAACCTAGCCTCTTGGCTAGCGGTAACAGTAGAACTTATCATCGGTATTGCCATGATTGGCCAGACTAAGCGTGATGCTCTTATCATTCGCCACATTCTTAAACTAGAAAAGCAAGAGATTGAGCATTTGGAAGATTTGATTGAGGATAAGAAATGACCTACCAACCACGCATTGGTGACTACGGCGTAGTCAGCAGCAATGGTTTTTTTGCCAAACTTATTAAACTAGGAACGGTGTCACGCTGGAACCATGCGTTTATCTATATTGGTAATGGTCAGATCGTTGAAGCTAATCCTACTGGCGTTACTGTTAGCCCAGTTGCTAACTACCCACGCATCGCATGGAACATGCATGAAGAACTATCCGATGACCAACGAGCAAAAATTGTTGATCACGCCAAGTCAGCAGTCGGACGGCCATACAATTTTGGTATCATTGTCATGCTGGCATTCCGTGCCGTAGGCGTAAAGATCTTTCCGCATGTGCTCATCAATTATCTTGCACGACATGAAGGTTACATCTGCTCTGAACTGGTAGCTGAATGCTACGCAGAAGCAGGCTTTCCCATCTGCCAAGAGGCGGACCTGTGTAACCCAGGAGACTTAGCAGAAAGACTTATCTGGCAATGACTTACCCATTCATACAAGCAAAGCATTACACGCCAGGGCGTGATGGCAAACCCATCAAGCTCATCGTGGTGCACACCATGGAAACACCTCAGACTGAAGGCCGTGCCAAGCAGGTAGCCTTGTGGTTTGCAGGTGACAATGCTCCGCAAGCCTCTGCTCACTACATGGTAGATGACAAGGAAGTTATCCAGTCTGTCAATGAGGCAGATACCGCTTGGGCGGTCAACCAGCAGGATATAAACCAGCAGTCTATCTCTATCGAACATGCTGGCTACGCGGCTCAAACACCTCAAGTGTGGGCAGATACATATGCCACGGCTCAAATAGCCCTCAGCGGGGCTTTAACGGCCGATTTAGCCCATCGCCACGGCATTCCTCTGGTCAGGTTAACCCCTGCACAGATCCTTGCTGGCCAGTCTGGCCTATGTGGCCATGTTGATATTACCAACGCCTACAAGATCGCAGGTGGTCACACGGATCCAGGCGTAAACTTCCCATGGCCAGCATTCCTGCTGGCAGCCAAAGATGCTTATGCTAAAATAACGTCGCAGGCATAAGCCTGCTTCTCACTATAGGAGACGTTATGAAGATCAGTAAGAAAATCGTAGAACATTACCTAGCTGCTTTGTTAGTTGCTTCTGTTTCTATCTGGCAGACAGGTAACCACCACCTCAAGACAGTTGCTTGGGGAGCATTGGTTGCAGTTCTTGGACCAGTAGTTGTTGGTGCTTATGAGCACTTTAAGACAACAGCAGCAAAATAAAATTTAATAAGATTAAAGGCCCCGCTTAATTGCGGGGCTTGTTTTTTTTGCAATTTTGCTTTATATACTCGCTATCACACTTGCCGCTCGTTATCCATCATGGGCGCTCTGCGCCCTATCGATTAACTCGCTTCATAGCTTACGCTCGTAGTATAACCATAGGAAAATTTTTTTGTCAAATTGAGCCACTTGCGTGTCTCATTTCAACCCATAGGGAAAAAATATCTCACGGCGTGCTAGAATCACGCCATGGAGACAAATACAACAGTTAATCACAGATCGTTTTCGTCCTTTGCTTCGTGGGTACGATGCGGTAAAGCATGGCAATTAGAGCGGGCTTTTGAAATTAAAACAGAGCCAGCATGGTGGTTTGTAGCAGGATCTGCATTCCACAGCGCAGTCGAACGTTACCTCTTGGAAGTGTACGATGGCCAAGCCTAAAGACATTAAAAGCTTGGTTGTAATTCACGGCGAGAAGGCTGACTACTCATCGCTTGGACCTATTCGCGTATGCCCATGCGGTTCTGATACTTGGCACTTGAAGGTCAAGTTTGATGAAGACAACACGATTGGAATGTACTTTACAGACATGCAATGCGTGCTATGCTCATCCCTCGCTACAGCACCTACACCAGAATGGGGTAAATAATGTTTGCTTTATGGATAAGATTTTTAACGCAAGTCAACCTCTGGTCATCCCGCAAGTTGAATGAGATTTTTGAATGGGATGCAAATGATGTTGACTGGAATGATGAATGTGAGGATTGCGCATAATGGGACAGAAGCGAGCTAAGGTAATCAGTCGCGCGGCCTTTGAAAAGGCTTTCGTTGAGACAGAAATTCTCATGCGCAAGGCTTTGAGCGACATGATTGCCAAAGAGATATTGACAGAAACAAATCCAGCCACTATTGTTGGCCTGAAAAGAGCGCAAGAAATAGTGATAGGAAAGAAAGTCGATGAATCTTAAAGAGATTTGGGACCACGCGTTCCTCTCCGAGATTGGTGTAGTTGAAGAACGCACTGGCACCAATCCAGTTGATTGGCGCGTTGGCGGACGTGAGTCTAAAGCTAATCCCGACAAAGAGAACAAGGCTTGGTGGGATGAGAACGGCCTTAAGATGTTCGAAAACTTCGTTACATCTTTCAAGAACAATAAATGGAAGATCTGGACTACACCAGATGGCAAACCAGGAATTGAACTAGGCTTTGATTTATTTTTTGGCGATGTACGCATTAAGGCATTTGCTGATTTGGTGTTTATTAATGAAGATGGTTCGCTAACTGTAGTAGATCTAAAGACTGGCGCGTATACTCCAGACTCTGCCATGCAGCTGGGCGTATATGCATCCTGTATCGAGATGCAGTATGGCATTCGTCCTCAGCATGGGGCGTACTACAAGGCTCGTAGCGCAATGCTTGAGCCAAGCCCTGGTCTAGAACTGTGGACCATACCTGTCCTTACCGACCTTTTTGCTCAGTTTGAGCGGGGTATTCAGGCAGAAATTTTTTTACCCAATTTAAATATGATGTGCAAATCGTGTGGCGTACAAGACTATTGTTATGCATTTGGTGGTAGTCTTGCTCATACAATTGATCCACTTGCTAAACTTAAATAACTTTACAAGATAAACATACAAACAAAGGAGAAAGAAATGGCAGCACCAGAAGATACAAAGTTCCAAGTGAACTTTAAGTTGTCCAATGGCAACTTGATCAATCTATACGCATCAACAAAAGATGAACTTGAAGGTCAACTTCAGTCTCTTAGCGATCTAGCACAACTCATCCTTTCAACAGGTGGCGTGCTTGAGAACAATGCAAACATTGCATATGCAGTCAAGTCACTTGGCGCAACTGTAGTTGATGAGCCAGTATGGGCTGCAAAGGCAGCACCAGCTGCTAGCGCACCAGCAGGATCTGCACCAGCATGTCTACATGGACCAATGGTACTTAAGCCAGCTGGCGTATCTAAGTCGACAGGCAAGCCTTACAACGCTTTCTACGCGTGCTCAAGTAATGACCGCGCTACCCAATGTAAAGCACAGTCTGCATAAATAGATGCTATCGCTGTCTCAGGCAGCAGTAAAGTCAAGTTATGACCATGCAATTCTGCCCGACCTATTCCCCACATTACAAAATGAGGGGATTAGGTTCAGGCGTGGTCAACTAACAATGATTGCTGGCGCACCCAATGCTGGTAAGTCATTGTTAGGTCTGCACTTTGCTGTTCATATGAAGGTACCAACGCTGTATATCAGCGCTGACACCGATGCTTATACGACTGCGATCAGAGCTGCTGCCATGATTAGTGGGCACAGAGTATCTACTGTTGAAGAAGGATTTGCTACAGATGAAGGCGCAGCATTCTACGCCCAACAACTAGCAGGCATTAAACATCTTCAATTTGACTTTGCTCCATCCCCCACTCTTGATGAAATTGATTTATCTATACAGGCCTATGCTGAAGCATACGGCGAATACCCTCATTTGCTTATTGTTGATAACGCTATGAACGTAGTGTCTATGCATGAAAACGAATGGTCTGGTCTTCGTGAAATTGCCAAAGCCATGCACCATATAGCTAGAGAGACTGATGCAGCAGTATTCTTGCTACACCACACCAGTGAAGGTGAAGGTCAGCCAGATATGCCGCCTAGTCGTAAGTCCATCCAGGGCAAGATCAGTCAATTGCCTGAAATGATTATTACCGTTGCTTTACTTCCTTGGACTGGCGAATTTAGAATCGCCGCCGTAAAGAATCGGTTTGCAAAGAACAGTGCTAGTGGTAGACAATATGTATCATTGTGGACTGACGCGTCACGCATGTCGATCTGGAACTATAAACAAACGCCGACTGCAAGTTGGAATGATGAGGATGACGATGAGTAGTTATGGCAAGCGTAAAGGTTCCAAGTTCGAGACAGATGTCCTTGGGTGGTTAAGGGGAAGACTACCCAAGGCAATGACAGAAAGGCTTGCCCTCGCGGGGGCTAATGACGAGGGTGATTTAGTTCTCATCGTCGCGGGCAAGCCCTATGTCTTAGAACTAAAAGCTAGAACCAAACTAGATCTGCCACAGTTCTGGCGTGAAGCTGTAGTCGAAGCACAGAATTACGCAAAGGCGCGTAATCTTGAAAATGTGCCACCATCATATGTCATTGTTAAGCGTCGTAGCGCAGGCATTGAAGATGCTTGGGTCATCCAAACATTAGATCAGTGGGCAAACATTCATGACTAGCAAACCCGACCTTGGCGCTGTGCTTGAAGCATATGGATTACATGTCCAAGAGCGTTACGGTTGGGTTGCTTGCAAGTGTGTAGTGCATGATGATAGCCACGCAAGCGCAGCGTACAATTTAGATAAGCAGATATACAACTGTCTTGTTTGCCAACTGCTTGGCGATGTGTATGAGCTAGTCAAGCGCAAAGAAAATTTAAAGGAGTTTAAAGATGTTAAACGCAGAGCAGAAAGCCTTGCTAACGGAAGCAGCAAAACGCTACGCGGACAACATAAGTCCCCAGGCTCAGTCTTACCTACAGGGTCGAGGCATAAGCCCGCAAGTGGCAAGTACCTACCTTCTTGGAAGCGTCGTGGAGCCTAGTGTTGGCCATGAGCACGCTCTGGATATGCTTAGTATTCCTTATATTACTCCTTCTGGAGTGGTTGGAATAAAGTTTCGCAGGCTAGATGATGGTACGCCGAAGTATTTATGGCCCACTGGGCAGAAGATAGGATTATTCAATGTCGGAGATTTACACAAAGAATCAGATACAATCGCCATCTGCGAAGGCGAGATTGATACGATCATTTTATCTGGTTGTGTTGGTATTCCTAGCGTTGGCGTGGCTGGCGTTAGCCAGTGGAAAGCGCACTTTCCGAAACTTTTTGAACCGTATAACAAGGTCCTGATCTTTGCGGATAACGACGTGAAGGAAGATGGTCGTAACCCAGGGCAGGAACTGGCCAAGCGCATCAAGGAAGATCTGCCAGCTGCCATCGTGGTGGGTCTGCCAGGCAACGAGGATGTGAACGACCTGTTCATGTACCACGGAGCAGAATGGTTTTATGATAGAATTGCCGCATGACAACCATCGCAGCCATCGAAGGCCCAGACTGGGTTATGATCGGAGCAGATTCACAATCGTCTGACTCGGATGGCTTTGCTATCAACATTCCTAACGGAAAAGTATTTAAAAATACTAACATTGTATTTGCGCTAGCTGGTTCAGTGCGGGGCATTAACATCCTTGAGCATGACTTTATCCCACCTGCAATCAACTCTAAAGATATTGACAAGTATGTCACTCGGCAATTAGTCCCTGCTATACGCAGGGCTTTTGTCGATGGTGGCTATGAATTTAGCAAGGCTGAGTCTGCTGTCGAGCAAGACAACATCATGATCGTTGTGATCAAGGGTAGAGTTTATAGGCTCAACGAAGATTACTCATGGGAACGCACCATTGACAATATCTACACCGCAGGCAGCGGGGAACGCTTTGCCTTGGGCGCTATCGCAGCACTGGCTGGTGGCTCACTGGTTGACGATCATGTCAAAGCCCGCAAGATCATCACCAAAGCCTTGCAAATAGCCAGCAAGTACGATGCTTTTACTGGTGGCAAGATCACAACCACTCTCATTCAGGAAAGCAAATGAGCGAATACAACCCAACATTTCAAGGCGGACCTTTTGATGGTGGGCGTGTAGCCCTGGCTTATTGGGTACTCGACACGATTGAAGTACCATATGAGTATCTTGATACAAATGTCGTATATGTGGTGTATGATATAGATGACAAAACCAAGGATTATATTTACAAAGGCCAACGCGTAATTCCGAAGGGAAGACCAAATGAGCGAGAGAGTGCAAGTGATCAAGAGTGATGGCAAAGACTTTGCATCTTCAATGTGGGAAGTGTATGACGGGGCGGGTAATCTCTTGCTTAAGAAGCACAAAGATTACGGACCCAAGAACATCGCCCAAGCTCCTGGCGGTCCACTTAATGGCTTACGTGTGCGCATGTGGGACAAGTTGGCACGCATCAATCACCTCACGGACAGTGGGGCAACACCAGAAAACGAGTCTCTTAGAGACAGTTTCTTAGATCTACTCAACTATAGCGCTATTGCTTTGATGGTGCTGGACGGGACATGGCCTAAAGAGTGAAGACCATAGTGGTCGTTAGCGATCTACAAGCACCATATCATGATGTAGGTGCAACGACAGCTTTAGCAGCATTTATTAAAGCATACAAACCAGACGAGGTGGTGAGTGTAGGAGATGAAATTGACTTTCCGCAAATCAGCAGGTGGGAGCAAGGCGGTCCAGGAGAGTGGACTTATGACATTGGCAAGCACAGAGATATTACTGTACGCCTACTTGAGTCTCTTAAAATCAAGCATATCTCAAGGTCAAACCACAGTGATAGGCTTTACAATAAAATCAGACACTCAGCCCCAGGCTTTCTTGGCCTGCCTGAACTTGAGATTGAAAAGTTCCTCAAACTTGATGACCTTGGAATTGAATATCACAAGCAACCCTACGAGCTGGCACCAAATTGGATACTTGTTCACGGCGACGAAGG